CTGTTCCATTGTATCTTCTACACCATCATTGTATTCAATATAATACATAAAACTTTTTACTTTTGACATTCTAATAATCTAAATAACATTTTGTATTTAGATTATTTTACTTATCTCTTTCTCATTTTATACGAAAACCATTTGAAAACACATTTTTATTTCTTGGATTTCTTGGATTTCCTGGATTTCTTGGATTTCTTGGATTTCTTGGATTTCTTGGATTTCTTGGATTTCTTGGTTTTTCGTTTTTTTCTACCCTTGGCTAAATCAATTGGTGATGGAACCAAATTAATAAGGTGAAATACTGAAATTATTTCTTCAACTGTAAAATATGATTTCAATTCATCAAAATATAAAAATTTATATTCGTATTTTGGTCCTTCATCTTCTTCTTCTTCATATTCATCATCATCATAATCATCATCTTCGTCGTCCTCTTCATCTTCTTCCTTCTTTCTTCTTTCAAGTCCCTTTTTAATTTCAAGTGGATGTGTTTTTATTAAATAATTATACATCATATTGATTGGATTGAATTCATAAATCATGTAATCCATTCCGTAAAAAAAATCAATCATTTCACGAACTTCAACATTACTAAACACACAATTCTTCTTATTAAAAAACCAATACGGCAAAAGAAGAACACCTGTTTTTTTAAATAAATATGCAAATATAAAAAATTTCATAAATACTTTTGCGTGTTTTACAAAATCAGGATTTCCATTTTCTTCAACAGAATAAATTGGGTCAACATCCAATAGCCGAATTGATATTATTTCTCCGTCAACAATTATTGGACACAAATTTTCATATTTTAAATCACAATTTACTCCTTTTGTTCTTTCTACATATGTGTCGCTAAATTCACAAATGTGTTTTATTAGAGAACTCATTAACTCGTCTTGGCTATGATTTCGCCGGATTAAGTCATTACGATCACCACTTCGCCCGATAAATTTGTCAATATTCATACCACATTTTTCTACCAAGTATGAAATTTCAACCACTTGTTCGTCTGGTATATCTTTTATTTTTTCATCAATCTCATCTGGCAAAAATGGCGGTTCATTATTAATGCGTATTTGATACAATTTCGGTGCAAGACCCAGTTTGCCCAATTCATTCATTTTTTTCAATTCATTGATGTAATCAAATTGCTCATTGTTTAAATCAAACCAATCTATCAACCGATTTAAGTTGTTTATTTCGCTAAACTCTTCTAAATAATTATTAGTATCTGTAATTGGTATCTTTGGTTCTTTGGTTTCCCAGTCAGGGTTATCAGTTATGTGTTCATCAATCAATTTGCGAATGTTATATTTAAATTTTGGATTTGTTATCACTTTTGTTTTGAATGGTATAAATTGTGTTCCATATTTGGCTGGTGATGGGGTCATCCATTTAATTTTCGTCATAAAAACTATACACAATTGTGTAATTTCTATATCTGATGTAAATTCGGGTTCTGTCCCCGCATCACACATTTTCACGTCATATGCTTTTTTGATATTTCCTCTCGCAAAGTAATCTTTTTTTTTACAAATGTGTTTTACAGCAGACATTATATATAATAAAACTATATTTGTTTTTTGCAACTGTCGCTTATACCTTTGCGCGTTGCGCTTAAAAACCGTCGCTTTATACTAGGTCCGCCTTTAAAGTATCCACATTGCGCTTTCTCAAATTATGATTCAGGCAATACATCAATAGACTTGGTGCCAAATTATTAACATAATTAATAACTACTGTATTTGTTACAAAGCCCTTCTGTTCTCGCAGTTTTGCCAAATAATGTTCGTGAAGCTTGAACATATGTGTTCTGTATTGTTCAGGAAACTCCTTTAGCGGCTTCTCCTTCTTTACATAACACGATACATAGTTTTGATGAAGCGTGTTTGTAAACATATGAATTTGGTCTCTAAACTTAGACAGCTCATCCTTTGTCTCAGGATAAAACTTGAGAAACTCAGGTATCTTGCCATCCTTTCTTAAAGATAAATACTGATACTGAAGTTTAGCCTGATTGCCGCGCAACTGACGCACCTCCTCGTAAATTGGGTTTCTAATCTTACACCTATCATTACTTACCGCATTTTTAATGACAACTCCCATAATATTATAGGGCGTGTTTGGACTAGCGAATTTATTAATAAGCTCTGCATAAGTTGAAAACTCATAAACCTCTGGAAACTTAATTTTAGTCGCAGACCAGAAACCAAATTGCTTTACTAGAGTTAATGGTTGTGGAAATACGTTAATTGTGCCGTCTAAATTGTGCTGGATATGATAGACCTCAATTAAATACAGTTGGGGCTTTGAAAATGGTACAACAATGCGATTACAAGGATGTTGTAAAACGAAACTATAGCAATACATCGGATTCAATGTATGAATAAATAGTCCATTTTCGGCACACGCCTCTTGAAACATCTCATTGAATGTTTTAGAACCCACTCCTTGAAAAAATGACATATTACCGCCAACAGTGCTTCTTGTAGCAATTTGCCAACTAGCAGCCGTCGGGTCAAAGAAGACATTAATCATAGTACCTTCAACAAATTCTTGTGCAATAATATTATTTTTAGAAGAACCATCATCTGAAATTGGATACATTTCCATGAATCGGTCCGCATGTAATGATTTGGGTGGAGAAAAACATACAACATTATTTAGCGAATTGACAATTACAGAACGAAAAATGCCATACGTGGATATTAAATCTTTAGTTATTTCTGGCTTATTGTATCGAATGATTCTGTATTTTTGATTTAGTTTAGTAGAATATGATATATCACTAATGTATTGTTCTTTATCCTTCTCTGATGTTTTGTCAGTATTTGTCAAAATTTTAACAAACTCGGGACAATTCGTTAACTTGTAAACTTGCATTGTTTCTATTTTAATATAACTGGTAAAATGTCTTTAAACCTATTCAATACAATCTTTTTTAGTATATTGTTTTTTATTGTCATATTGTCTTTTTTTATTGTCTTGTCCTTTTATTTATCATTTTATTTACAATATTATTAAAGATAAAAATTTCTATTATAAATATAAGATAATGTCACAAGCATCTGAAGATAAAACATTAAATGATAAAGTAGAAGAAGGGTTATCATCTTTTATAGATAAAGCAAAGACAGCAACAAGTGAACTATTATCAAAGGCTAGCAATGCTACAAGTGAAATGGTATCAAATGCTTCAAATGAACTAGTAGCAAAAGCTAAATCGGTTACTGGTAGTGAAGAGGATGAAGATGTACCTGGATATAACGCACCTGCAGATAAAGAACCAGAAATGTTAGATAATCCATTGGAACAAAATAAAGTTGTAGAAGAAGATGAAGAGGAACTAGCGGTTGAAGAAGAAAAAAGAGAAGAAGTTGTTTTAAAATTAGGAGATGTTATTTATATTGTAGACCCTACCAATGAAATATTAAACGACAATACATTTATTATTGAATATATTGACCCTAAAAAAATAAAAATGGTAAATATCAAAACATTTGAAAAGACTCAATTAAGAATAAATGAACAGGGTGTTATTGGTGAAGGCACTATATCAGAAATTAGACTGTTAAGTCGCAATTCAGAAGAAGGATACGCATTACAAAATGGTCTAGTTCCGGGTAAATGGGTAAATATTTATTTTGGCGGAGATTTTCCAACTGTGATTACCGGTGAAATTACTAATTTAGAAGAAGATATGATTGAATTAAAAACCAATGATGGGGATACAATTTATATAAATTTTGCTTACCAAGGCGTGCCTGAAAATCTACCAATAGAAACATTTGAGCTTAGACCTGCGCCTGAAACTGCAAAATCAGAAGAAGCTTTAGAACAAAATGAAATGGGAGAAATGGGTGAATTGGAACAAAATGAAATGGGTGAATTGGAATTAGGAGAACACAATGAATTAGGAGAACAAAATGAATTAGGAGAAACTAGACAATTACCTAAACGCGAAATAAAGGACAAAATTAAGCAGTTCCTAATTGAGGGTGACCAATTTGTTCTAGGTGATGTATTTAGAATCCAAGAAACTGTAAATATTGACAAGGAAAAATATAGATTCAATCTTGAAGCTCAGACAAATGATTTGTTAGATGAAATGGTATCTACTATACCAAATATGAAACGAACACCAAATGTATTAAACAATATTCATATTATGATTACTCGTTTTATTCAATTGCGAACTCAATCATCCACATTTGATGTAAATAGAAATATTACTGGTACAATTAAAAAAAATGCAGATGATAGACCATTGGCCGATTATTTATCCAAATTTCAAAACACATTGTATTGGATTTTGTTAGTTGCCAAAAATGTTAAAAAGGTTTATCCAAAGGATGAAAAGAATAAAAACGAGGATATCAATGATATTGAATATGTTGACATGAATCAAGATTTATTGGAAATGTCAACCCTATTTAAAAACTACAGGTCAAATATTGGTGCTGAAGGACAAAACCGATATGCCGAATTATATAACTCATTGAACCCATTATTAACACCATTTGATAGCCCATTTCCAAATGATATGGATAACCAGGTAATTGTAAATGGTGATGTTACAAGCGATATTAATGTAATTATAGATAATCTGGGAGACCTTTATTCAACGATTGTTTCTAATGACAGTGAAAATACAAGACGGTTTGTTGTTCAAAAGTATAATCTTGGTTTAGATAGATTGGAAGCGACCAATTTAAAGGGTAGTAAAATGGTTGCTCATCGTGTCAAACTGAGTCCAAATGATAATATATCAATTAGGTCAGTTTTAACATTGCCTGAACCAACAGTTCGTTTTTCTCAAATTAACTTGCCTGGGTCAAATATGTTAGTTAGAGCAAATTTAAATCTTCATTTTTTAAATTATTGGGAACTATTAAAACAAAAAACAGCTGTATCAAATGTGGATTTAGATGGATTAGATAATGAAATAGAATATGAAGATGACAATTTTGTAGACAATATTAAAAATTACATATTAAATCTTTCAGACTCTGATAAACCAGAGGGACTAACAAATTTGGATATTTATAATCAATTTTTAAAAATTATTGTACCCAAAACCCGCATTCTGTTTAATTTGGTGAAAAAATACATAAAGGGCAGGTTGTCAATGGTTGATGTAATTAATTATCTAGAGCCGTTTTTAATTTATACAGGGGATTTGACTTATATGCAGTATATTGATTTTGACAAATTTATTAAATCCAAAATTGGTGAATACAAAAAGAAATATATTGAATATAGTCGTGCATTTTCTACCATTAAAAATATGAATTTAAAAACAGAGTATGTAAATCCGTTGTTTGAAATATTAAACGACAATCCAGATGTAAACAGAGTTGTTTTTTCATCATATGGGTTAGACGATAAGGTAAAATTATACAGTTTAAGTAGTTCCCAGTTTTTAAAGAAGGTTAAATTAGATGATTTTGGTAATGTGTTTAATACAGGAGTCGCCTTCACAAATTTACAATTAATGTATCCAACGGAACTGAATGCTATTTTTGATGCCGATAAGAACAGTTTAAAGGAACAACTTGAAAAAAATATGGCTGATGATAAATGTACATCATATGTAATTGCCAAGAAGTATTATTCAAAGGAGCGATTATTAACAGACAATGGCCAAACCATATATTTTGACAAAGATTATGATACCACAAATTATGATATAATTGACGTAGATTACAAGAAAGAACGTGATTCATTGTCAGCCGAAGAAATGGTATTATATTTGACTGAACAAATGAAAAAAAAATACAAGAAGGATGATGAAATCGCGGCATATATGGCTGATACACTTGTTAATAGAGCGAAGCGTGTTAGAGATGGTTATTATGCTATTTTGGCGAATTCTGAATCCGGTGAACCGGTAAATTTGGAGTATTATATTAGAAAAGATAACTCGTGGGTTTTGGAAGAAAATATAGACCCTACTTGGTTTATTAGTAGTGAAGATATTTTGTGTAATATTCAGACGGATTGTTTGTTCAAAACTAACAAAACGGATGATAATTGCGAGTCTATTGAAGTAACGCGCGATACAATTGTTTCTAATGCGGTTAAAGATATATTATCACAGTTTGATAAAAAATATAAAATAAGCAAGGAAGAGTTCTCCGAAAAATTAGACAAAATTTCGTTATATTATGATGAAATTTATAATAAAATCCAGGATATCAAAAGCCGTGCATTTTACAAATATAACGACCAAAAATATGACTTGGGTTTAAGTGTATTAGAAGATATTGGTCAGAAAGTGGTATCTCCATATGCCAAATTGCGTGATTTGATTACCAGCCAAAATGATTTTGTAAAGAGACAAAGTGATATATTAACATTTGCCTCTAAGTTTTGTAGAAAAGCAAATCCAAATGTGCCGAATATTAATGATGGTGAAATGGAATCCGAATGGTGGTTATATTGTAAAGAAACGAACACGCGATTATTGCCACTATTTCGTTATAAATTAGCCAAGGTATTTGTAACGGCTCCAGATAATTATGATAATGTAATGAATGAAATCATTAAGCAAGTAGGTAAAATTGGCGGCAATGGAGATGTTTGGACAGATATTAATAGTGGCGAAATCATTTGCTATATTGATGAAGACACTGAGGAAGGGTATGAAGGTGGATTCAAGGTTAAGAGCCGTAGTGTTTTAGAAGAGGAGGCGTCGTTACAAACAAATATTACTTCTACTTCTACTATGTCTAATGCAACTGCTAATGCTAATAAAATTAAATTATCACCTGAAGGCCAGCTTGTTTCAAATGTAATAAATTCATTGGCAGCAAATATGGGTGTAAATATAGACCAATCAAGTAATTTTATTATAAAGGTTGTCACTGATTTGATGAATGATTCAAAAGTGATTGACAAAGAATCTGCTTACAAGGAAAGAGAGAAGAAGGCGGCAAAACAAGGTAAGAAAATTCCCGAATACGGCGCAGTTTACAGCTCAACAATGTTATTTTTAACACTTGGTATGTTCCTGATTGGAGTTCAAACAAGTGTTCCATCTTTAAAAACTAGAAAGACATTCCCAGGCTGCGTTAGGTCATTTAGTGGGTTTCCAATAGAAGGTGAGGGTGATGATAGTGGTCTGAATTATTTGTCTTGCGTGGCATATAAAATGAAATCCAAGGTAATGCCTTGGGATGCGCTGTCAAGGGTGAAAGAGGAGAAATTGGCCGACACAATTAAAATCTTTGTTATACGATATTTACTGCCATATTCTGAAGTAGAGCAGAAAATAAGGGAAAAGGTGGAGTATTTACTTAAGAGTCCCGAGCAAGATATTCCAAATGAGCATAATTTGTCAAAGTGGACAACATTTTTGCCTCCATTACGTCGTTTTCATATTAAAGGGTTACAAAACGTAAGCGATGGATTTAATGAGGAATTTGAACATGAAATTAAAATAGGCAGTCATAGGCAATTAGAAAAGTTGTTAGTTATTGAATCCAAAATCATATCTTTTTCTCTGGCTATGCAGGAAGAAATTCAAAAGATAATAGAACATAAGGATTTATTATTAAAGTCTTCAACAAATCCTTTTATGGATAACGCATGTTGTAATGAGAAGGAAAATAAGGATAAAACTACATTGGATTATTTTATAAATGAAAACGAAAATATTGGGATTTACAGAAATATAGTGAGAGAGTTATCAGCTGTAATTCAAGACATCAAGATATTAACACAAAGTGCAATAATGTTGAGCACAGTGGATACAAAGAGATTGTTTCCTGAAATTCCAGAGAACTTCAGTGAAGAGACCATTTATAGAGCATTTATTGACCTATGTAAATTCCAATCAAGTGTGCCAATTGATGAAGATTTGGCAACCATATGTATTAACAAACCCGATTACTTGACCAAGAATGATACACTACAAGAGAAGATTGTGAAGTTGAAGCGTGATGGGCGAAATTATACCAAAGAGTCATTTTTACGATTATTTCAAATAGTGAGTAGAAATAATATCATTCGTATTTCATTATCTTATAGTCCGCCATCTTATTCAGATAATCTAAGAAAACAATTACTAACAATGGATAATGAAGATGATAACACATTGAGTCGTGGTTTTCGTCAAAAATTAGAAACACTATTGGATACGTATGATATTGCGATTCAAGAAGATACAGAAGAAATGCGAGCAATGAAGAATTATTTGGCACATTCTAACGAGTTAATGCGTAAAGATATTGTAGATTTTATTAAAAGAAAGGCTAAAATTGGCACAGGAGAATTAAAACGCATTGCCAATTTCTTGAAAGATATCACAGTTTGGGATTCCGATTTGAAACCAAGAAATAAAAATGCCAAGATATCCGATGATACAATGTATAACTACATAAACTTTTACAAGACATTTATTTCCTTATTATCAACCGTTTTGCCAACAATGATTTTGAATAAACAAACACAGACAATAGAAGCACCAGCTTACTGGGGCGTGTCACAAAAGCACGCAATAGACTTGAAAAATATTGTGGAAGGGTATTATGAGCCAATAAAGAAGTTTTATGGTAATAATTCTATTAATAATATTTTGTATGAAATACAGAGTAAATGTAGAAATCTTGTTTTAATAGCAAATGAGACACCTGCACTAACAAACATACAGGTTGGTTCAAGTGAAGGAAAAGAGCCCATATTAGAAACATATTCTGTCTTTGATAAACGAACCGCAACACTATTGTTTGAGTATTATACATTGCAAATATTCATTGAATATATTAATTTAACAAAAGACCCGACGATGCTTTCGCGAATGTTAATTGCACCGGAAAATGACAGCGATACGCTATATAGTTCCGATTTTTTAATTGAGCAACAATTGCGTTTTAGTGAATCTGAACAGCAATTTATAGAGGGCGATGTAGTTAAATTACAAGAAAGTGTAGCACGTTTGTTAGTTGCTTATATTACAATGATGATGAATTCAAAAGATACTTTTGATATGTCCTATGATACTGTTATGGACCGCGTGTTTAAGTTGAAAGAAACTGAAAAATATACATTTACTGACCGCTTACAAAATTTAACCGAGGAAGAAAGAGCAGTAGATACTATTTTGAAAATTAATAAATTGGGCGTCTGGAGTAAAGGGTTGATGAAAGGTATTAAAGAATATGACCCAGAGAATTACGACCAAGAGAAGGTAATGACTGAAAAGATTGCTGAAATTGAGAAGGGAGTAAGACGAAATGCGAATGTTACGGATAGAAATATGGATATGTTTTTTGAGGACGCTTTGGCGGAAATGGATACAGATGATTTTGTCAATGGAGATGAACAGCAGTTGGACACTATTAATGCTGATAATTATGACGGTGACCCGTTTGGAGACGAGCGAGACCCAGATGATTATGATAACGAGAATTAGGAGTTAAGATTAAAATATTAACTTAATAAAGAAAAAATTATTTTAACTCATTATATTATAGTAATAATGAGTCAAAAACAAGGGGCGTATAGTCAAAACAGGGCGCCGCCGGGAGTTAGAATGAATGCGTATCAGAGGGCACCTGCTAAAACGCAAACGAAAGTAGAAGATGAAACAAAAGCACCAGTAGAAACATATGTTTCGGCATTTTCAAGAGCACCTGTACAAAAGAAAGTAGAACCACCATTACCATCTCAAATGACTACACAGCAATTTGCTGATGAGCAAGCAAGAATGACAAAGCAATTCTATGATAAAGCACCATTACCATCTCAAATAACAGCACAGCAATTTGCTGATGACAGAGCAAGAAGGGCAAAGCAATTTTATGATGAGAAAGCATTAAGCAAAGCAGTAGAAACACAATATGTTTCGGCATTTTCAAGGGCACCAAAAAAGCAAGTAGAAACTAAACCAATACAAGAGTCATCATATGGAAAAAGTCCAGCATTACAGGCACATATTGCAAACCTTCGTGAATCTGCAAGTGTCGCTTATAAAGCCAAGGAAGAACCCAAAGAAGAAAAAGCAGTAGCTAGAGCAAAAAAATGTGCATTTGCTATTATTCACTTTGGTAAAAACCCAGTATATTTAGAATATGAATTATATTTCTTAAAAATGTTGCGCCAATATACCAACAATGATATCATCTATTTGTATTCTGTAAATGACACACCCGATTCGTTTGTTGACGCAGTTAGACCATTAGTAACCAGTGTTGTGCCATATGATGATAATGGTATAACATTTAATGTGACATTTAGTAGTGGATATACAAATTTCAACACATTGCGCACATGTAATTTTATATTTGCTTATACATTAGAACAATATGACACAGTGTGTATTGTTGAATCTGATATGGTTATTATGAAACCAATTGACTCAATTTTTGACTTCAAAACTCCTGCGGCACTAACATATCATATTGGTGACGAAAGATTAAAATTTAATATGCAGCTGTCAACTAATCCATCCGAGGTTCTAGCTATATGTAAAGAAAGAAATGGGATAGGTATAAATGGTGGTGTAATGTTAATAAACCCAAGTAAGGCACTTTTTGAGACATACAAGTCAAAAATACCGGATATTGTAAGTCATGAATGTAAGTATCCAAATGAAACGTTATTTGAGTATGTTAATAATAAATATTACAATTTACCAGTTCAATACAATTTATCACATTTTCTTGCTAAACCATATAAGTTACAGAATTATGGTGTAAGAGCAAATGATATAGTTGTTTATCACTTTAACGAAACCAAATACAAGCATTTGGATATAATTAAGAATCCTATGGATGAAAATGGTGAAAATTGGCTAGACATTATTCAAAAAGACAAAAAATATGATATTAAGAAACTGCCAATACTTCATTATAAAAATACAGTTTATGACAAATATAGAGAAGAAATTGAGCCATTGTTGGCAAATTTAGCAAAACCTAGCAAAAAAGAAAGAACTCCTGTGTCATCTAAAAAAGACGAGATTAGACCTATTTCACCACTGCCCATCAAATCAAAGTCTTCTACAAAATCAAAATCAAAGTCTTCATCTAATTCTTCTAATTCTTCTAATTCTTCTAAAACAAAAAAACCTAAGTGTCCAAAAGGCACCCGTAGAAGTAAGAAAACTGGAAATTGTGAACCATATACAAAACAAGCTAGATGTCCTAAGGGCACAAGACGTAATAAGAAAACTGGAAATTGTGAACCAAAATAAATATTATCTTATTATTATATAATTAAACAATGGCCAAAGGGGACAAAGTTGGTAGTATTATTCTATACTCAATAATAGGAATTGTAGCGGCAGGATTAATACTCCCAGGCCTTTATGTTCTTGGTGGTTTATCTGTTCAGAATGCAAAACAAGCTTATTATGAAAGACAATATGATAAAGAGCGTGCAGAAACACGAGCACTTCAAAATAAATATATGAATGAAAATCCAAATGGTGGCACAAAACGAAACAAAAACTATAAAAAACAAACAAAAAAGAATAAAAAATAAACAAAAACTAACAAATAAACATTCGTAAAAGGTTAATATCAAAAAGTTTTTTAAATAAATATATATTAGAGATGTTAAAATCATTGATAATAGAAAATGTAACTTTAGTAGCTGTAATAATATTTGCAATAACATTTGGGTTTATTCACTTTATGAAACCTGCGTGTTTATATAAGACAGACGGTAGCATACGCGAATTTGGTGTTGGCTACAGGAATAAAACAATTATGCCAATCTGGCTTTTATCCATCCTTTTAGGCATTTTGTCCTATTTATTTGTTCTTTATTATTTAGCATATCCAAGAATATTTTAGTTCTTATTTTACAATTTTTATAAAAACAATATTATTTTTATAAAAACATAATTAATTTTAATTTAAAGAAGCCTTTGCTGAATTAGCAGATGCCTGTTTTTTATCGTTCGCTTCTTGTTCCTTTACATATTTATCATGATTTTCCTTTATTTGTTCCGGCGATAGAGAACATCCCGTTTCAGCCAATTTAAAATACACAAAAGACGTAATTAGTATTGCCGTGTATATATACCAAGAAGCAATACCAACATTATCCTTCATTTGAACTAATTTTAGCAATCTCTGTTTCGCAGTTATATTTTCATCTTCATCTTCAATCTTTTTTGTAAAATCAAAATTTACCTTATTGTTTTCATCATTTAAAACAACCCATGTATCTTCAAAATTTTCAATGGTTATAGGATTAATTAATACAGATATGTCATTACACATTTCTGTAATAAAATCCTTCTTTTTACCATAATCAGTAAAAAATTTGGTTGCTCCACCGGAAACTGCAAAAAAACCAAACACATTTGAAAATGGACTTTTAAATTCAGGGTAAATAATTTCCATAGTAATTGTTATACCAAGGAAAAACAACCAAGGTAAAAATGTGTATAATGCCGCTGTGCCAATATTGTCTTTAGTGGCCCCGCTACATTTGGTATTTAAGTAAGCTGTATTTAAAATGAATTGGGATATACATACGGCTACAACAAATATTGCCAATTTAGGATATGCGCTCGTCTTATATGCTTCAACATCAATAATACCACTTTCTGGTATTTGCTTTAAAATATCAGGTTTTAATACCACAAAGTAGATTATTGTTAGAACTATAAAAACGATTAAAGCAATTAAATAAATGTCCATATAGATAATTGGTATAATTTTTTTTTGTTTTTTAAAGGTAAAATATATGAGTTTTTACGAAGAAAATGCTAAACCCAGATTGACTGAACCCGGCGTAAAATATTTCTTAAATGAGACATTAAAACAATGCCATAATTTCAAAGAGAAACACCATAATTCATTATTTAATGTAGGAATGTTTATTGGATTTCTAGTTATTTTAGGCATATTATTATTATATAAATACAAAGGAAAACTAACAGCAACTGAGAGGCAAGAAAAAGAAGAGGAGAAGAAGCGATATATATTATCTAAAATACGCAATTATCAACAGGCCAAAATAAGGTCACAGCAAGAATTAATTACTGGCCTACCTCATTGGGAGACTGAATTAGAAGAAATAAAAAAATATATTTAATATAATATTGTGTATTTATAAATAATTTATATAGGTATAAATTATATAATAAATTATAATGGAAGCAACAATAGATAAAAGAAACGTTTTTGACTCCTTAAATGAATTTTATAAGATGAAGGACAAATATGAAACAGACTTCAAGGAGAAATATATAAATCCGATTCTAAAATCTAAAAACAGTCAACGAGAAAAACGAGTTGCTTTTTCTAAATTGCCTAAACCAGATTGTATTAATTGCAAGAGACCCGTTGGTACTGTTTTTTCAATTAAAAATGCTACAGGTGGCGATTTTACACGAAAATTTATAGCAAAATGCGGTGATGCAACTGAGCCGTGTCCACTAAATATAAATATTCACAAGGGAACACATTTTACTTTTGAAACTGAAATAAATAAAAATGCTGATTACATAGACGAATATAAGAAAAATATCATTAAGGCAAAATATGATATGATGTTTGGATATGTAGCCGAAGAAATTGCTATCAACAATTTTGAACAATTTTCAATTGAATTGAAAGACATGACGAATTTGGCAGGTGATGTTATAGAAAAAAACATACTAGTAAATGATAATCCTGAAAAAGCTGAATTGTTAAAACGTTCTATTGACACTTTTGGAAATGAATATATAATGCAATTCAAGCATATTATGAAGGAATATAATGAAACTGGAGGAGAACAAGTAGTTTCAGAAGCAGTAAGGTTTTATAAGGAGGAAATGTTGCCGCGTTTAAAAGAAATACAGGAGCTTAAATATGAAATTAATATGGTTGAATATGACCCCGAAGATTTAATGTTTTTCTTAAGACAACGTAAAAATAGTTTACAGAATTTAGAATATTCTTTTACAAGAGATGACAAGGTTGTTGCGTTTGTTAAGGGGACCGCAACGTCTTCTAAAAATAAAACATTAAAGGTTAATAAAAAGGGGTCTAAGGCCAAGACTAGAAAGGCAAAGGTTATATTAGTAGAAGAGGAACCAGAAGAAGCTAAAGAAGAACAAAATGAAGTAGTAAATGAAGATGAAGGATATGACTATGTCCCTAATTCACCTGAATACAACCCTGTTTCACCACCTGAATATGTTCCTAATTCACCGGAGTATAATCCTAATTCACCTGGTTATGTTCCCAATTCACCAGAATATAATCCCAATTCACCGCCTCAATATGTCCCAAATTCACCTGAATACAACCCTGTTTCACCACCTGAATAAAATACCTTGTATTTATAATAAAATATTTATATATTATAAATGCTAAACAAATATATTCACGTACCAATTTTTATAGCCAGTTTTGCTATAGGATTATTTTTTGTATATGTTTTAGGACCAGAATTTAAAACAATTTATATGTATCCGTCTCCGTCAAATTATTTAAAGACGCAATATAAGGACAATACAAATCAATGTTTTCAATTTAAACCAGTTGAAACTGAATGTCCATTTAATCCATTTGACATAAAGACGGTGCCTGTGCAAGCTTAAATTTATTAAACAGTAAGAATGGTTACATTGTGCATATTATTCCTGGGAATAAATCTATGACTAAATTTATGACTAAAATTATGACTAAATTTTAAATCATTGTTATAATTCTGTTCAACTACTGTAATACCGTTTGCCTTAATAGAACTAACAACAGCAACGTGACCATGAGGGGCGTTTAATTCGTAATAGCTAGGCCATACTATCAAACTGCCAATTTTTAATTCATTTGTAGGGATAACAGTATTTCCATTTAATGTAGTGAATTTAGCGTCAGGTATTTCAAACGCACTAGTAACATTTTCAAACGTAATATCTCGGGTAATTATTAAGTATCTTCTAGCAAATTCTACACATTGCCACTTTATTCCTGTATACACACCATTACAATAATTAGTATTAGATTCATTGTTTTTATCAAATTCATATTGTTTATTTGAATATATACTAACACCATTCCAAGTCCCAATTTGGTCATCAAATATGTTATGTCTAAATTTTATTAGTATAAATAATAAAAATAGTATAAATAATAAAATTACAGTAAATAATACTCCATTTTTACTATGATTTTTTGATAAATACATTATATAAATATAATATATAATGTATTTATCTAAATTTGTTCATAGTGAAACAGGTCGTTATTTAATGTCAGTAATATTGGGTTTAGGATTAGCAACTTTTTTTAGACAAATATGTAGTGGCAAAAAATGTGTTGTATCTAAAGCACCACCATTGGAGGAAATAGAAGACAAAATATATAAATTTGACGGTAAATGTTACAAAATGGAGAAAAATGTTGAAAACTGCACCAAGGGTAAAAAAATTGTGGCATTTGCGTAAAGTTTATTCACCACTTATCTTTAGTTATAATATTATAAACGATGTCCGAATTTAATACAACAAGTATTCATGATTTACCTACTGACCCTGCTGGTGGTGGTAGTATTGGTGGAAACGTTTCTTTAGTAACAAATGAGACAAATTATAAAATTGCGCCTGTCCAAGGCCAACAAGGGCAACAAGGTTCTAGCATGTCTTTAGACCAATCTACTATCAGTCAAATTGTAAATGGATTACAACAAGCAAGTATTGTTGGTGCTACATCGCTGCCAAGTCGCGACATTCCACAAAACACGCAACAAATTATGAATGACCCAGCTATACAAGCCAACTATGTACCACCCCCGCCTGCGAATCAGAGTGATTATATTAAAGATGAAGATACTAATTACACTTATCGTGAAGAATCAATTAACAGCTCATTGGATTCAGTTTATGATGAAATACAAGCTCCGCTATTATTGTCAGTGCTTTATTTTATTTTCCAATTACCTATAATGCGAAAACTCATATTTCAATATATACCATTTTTATGTAGCAATGATGGTAACTATAATTTCAATGGACTATTATTTACAAGCGCATTATTTGGCTTCATTTATTATTCTTTGACAAAGACAATGTCACATTTCAATAAATTTTAAAAATGATTAATTTTAAAAAAGCTTAAATATTATATTACTACTAACTGTATTATAATATTAATGGAAATCAATACACATGCGACAAAAAATGCGGCAAATATGATATTATTTGAACGAATTAAAACAGACAACCCGCTTTTAGATACTCTGGTTTTAACCTTTTTACTTTCCATTGTAACTGGTTTACTTAACTGGATAAATAATCATGTCCTAGAAAACATTAGTTTTAAAACCATATTCAACTATGAAAAACTATGTCATTATTTTTCAAAGAAAAATGTTGTTGAATATGAAGGTAAGATTTCTTGTAGCACAAATATTTATGACAACCAATTACACCAATCCGCAGCATTTAGTGACCGTTTTAGAGCATTATGGGACCATATTATAAACAACATTGAAAACAATAATACAATCTATTCTATAAAAGAACACACGATTTCAAATAACAAGCGGCACGCGGAAAAGCATGATAATGGTATTTATTTGGTAAACCAAAACGAAAAATTTCTCATATCAAAAAAGCATGATATATACGCATATACATATATTCACAATGGCAGTGACAATAGTGACAAAGATGAGGGTAATAAGAAAAAAACTATTAACAAAACTGACCATTTTATTATTGAGCTATATTCATATAAAAGCAGTATTCAGACTATAAAAGTGTTTGTAGATGATATAACTAACAAATACATTTCATCCATTGAGCATCTACGTGAAAATAAGCAGTTTATTTATACTTTATCAAAAATAAAATACGATGATTGTAGTTGCGAGTGCTGGGACGAGAATATATTTGAAAGCATTCGTACATTTGATAATATGTATTTTGATGCAAAGAATAAAACAAAGACAACACTAGATTTTTTCTTGAAAAACAAACCTTGGTATTTTGAAAAAGGTATTCCTTATTCATTAGGAATTGGAATGTATGGTCCTCCAGGAACTGGTAAAACATCTTTGGCAAAGGCAATTGCAAATTATACAGGGCGGCATATTGTATGTATATCTTTGAAACTGATTAAAACAAAGAAACAGCTTGATAACGTCTTCTTTGAAGAGCGATATAGCACTGATAACAAGCGTGGCAGTATTACCTTTGATAAGAAGATTATTTTGTTTGAGGATATTGATTGTATTGGCGACATTGTTTTGGACCGAGAAAAGAAGAAAAACAATGATAAAAGTTTAGGCTTAGGCAAAAAACTCAATATGGAAGATATGACTATGAATTCTAAGGTAAATATGGGCGACTTAATTGAGACGATATCGGAAATGGATGATGCTACAAAAAAGAACTGGGGGCAAATTGGTCCCAAGTCATTAACTGATGAGCCACCCATTACCCTAGACGATATTTTAACTTTGTGGGACGGTGTTCGTGAAACTCCGGGCAGAATAATGATATTGTCATCAAATCATTATGATGCATTAGATGCGGCGCTAAAAAGACCAGGTCGTATTGATATTACATTAGAATTATCATTTGCGAGTAGGCAAGTAGTTGCGGATATGTATCACCATTTATTCAAACCTTTAAAAATGGCAGATGAAGACTTGGAGAAAATCCAAGATAAGTTTTATTCACCGGCTGAAATTATAAATATTTATATGAATGAGGAACAAATTTCAGAGCGGTTTATAACGAGACTACAAATGAATCAACATGTTTAGAGATTTAAACGTAGTGAATATGACTTTTTAAAAAAAGAACCCTTTCTTCTTCTTCGTTTTTGCCTTCTTTTTCAAAGCATGTGGTCGTTTAGATTTATTTTTTGGACTACTTGTTTTATCTTCTTTTTCATTTGTTTCTATTGTATCTTTCTTACCATCAGTCGGTCTATAACGTAAAAACCACTCTTCGTATTCAGGTGTCTTCTTCTTATCTTTTAGCTCCTTGAATTTTTCAGCTTTCTCTGCGCGCATCTCTTCAATTGTCTCCTGGTGACCCATACAGTTGATTGAGAAGCGACGCAAAACTCCCTTTTGTGCCAAACGGTTTTTCTCTTGAACTTCAAACAAATACTTTGACATACATAATATACGGTTCTTATCATAATATGGTCTATTGGCATATAAAAACGCCAAATAGAAACTCAACATAGTGTCAATTGTTGCCACTTTAACATCGTAACCTGACTCCTTGATTATATTGTAACTATGACACGCAAGAGGCTCATAAATAAATGCAACTGTATCTTTCCCCACACGTATTTCATAATGGGGTGCGATTATTTCACCAATGGATGGTCTCTTAATAATTTTTACGTTCTTTACATCAATATCATTCAAACGTTCCTTAATAATATGTGCGGTTACAGTCGGCTCTTCTGATAAAACGTCAAAATCAGGTATTTTAAGTAATTGTCGGCGAAAATGTTGCGGCATATGTTGTGAATAAATAGATAGCGCATAGCCGCCAAAAAACACGACACCTTGGTCTACTAATGTCTGTTGAACATTGTCGTAAATTTTGTCAACGTGTTCATCGTCTCCCATTTTTCGCTGGAAGTCAATGTGTGTACATTGGCTCGCATTTAGTGGATAATGCTTGTTTAATAGTGTCAAGCGTTTTAATACTTTCTCCCAACGCGAGACATCGCCGGCAGGGCGAGATAACTCTAAATACATACCCATACGAAGCAAATTTGCGGGCGCATAAAGTATGCCATATATCTTAATTGACTCTTTTTTAATGGCATTAAATAGTTCCTTAGGTAGCAACGTAATATCGGCTACAGGAATAAAATTTACAAACACTTTGAATGTTCCAAAATGTTGCCCCGACTTTGCTTCAACTTCAACAAACCCTTCCTTAACATAAATGTCAGTTAGTTCTTTTGCGTCATTTAAAGCATCCGCACTGTAAAAATCATAGTCCGGTATTTCTATATCTTTATTATAGAACTGGTCTTGTTTTGGCAATATATTATTTATTGCTGTCCCACCGTAGCAAATTAATTTCTTTTGTCTTATGAAATTTTCTACAATGGTGATAATTTGCTTAATTTCAGGTGAATTTGCTGATTTGCGACCCTGACGCTCTTCTGCTTTGTCTACGGCAGTGCGCAGAATTGCTAATTCACAATCTTCAAATTTCATATTTTTGTCACATATGTTTTTTTTCATTATATATTTCTTAATATATAATGATAATAAATATTTTATAGTTTATATTTTAAATGGTAGTTTATATTTTAAAATCATAATAATCTGATTTTACAGTTCTTGAATTATAGAATAACTTAGGGTCTTGCGGTGGTGGTGCTTGTATAACAATTGGTTTAAATCTAAATTTTTCTGGTTTTAAAACAAACGCGCTATTATTTTCATCAAAGAATATATCATTTTCCTCTAAATTTGTGTCTATAGTTTGATATTTCATAGCTAACATCTGGCATCCCATTTCTCGCATCATAACCGAGCTAGGATTTGCTGGATTAGAACCTTTATTTGGTGTTCCAATAGTCATACACTGTTTATTATATTCAATCAGTTCATTAATATCAGAACTATATTGCAAATTATCAAATGTTAATTCTCTCATAAATATTGAATCACTTGTCATATTAACATATTCATAAAATTCTTTGCATTCTAAAAATGACGGATTGCTTCTATCTACAATAATAGAAATTTTACCCATTAACTCTGATATTGGTGTTGCTCCAAAATTAGTAATTAGTTTGTTTTTTGTGTTTTCATAACTATATGTTTTACCCAACAAATAATCATTGTGTTTTTCTAAAATCTTCGCAAAATTTTTATACATCTTTTGATTCTCGCTCTTAATGCGTAAATGTATAATAATAGGGTCTCCTGAATTAGGTGCACCTGATGTAGAAAACGCATTATTAATTATATTCTGTAGTATTTCGCTAAAATCAATAGAATTGAAGGTTTCTTTTATATGGTAATTATCTGATGTACTCGTTGCTACCACAGGTTTGTCATTAATAGAGTAAATTTCAAAATCCAAACCTCTAACTCCTTGCTTTAATAAATTGTTTAAAGAACATAGTGTAACATAATCATTTCTATATTCACCACCACTGCAACAATTATAAGCAGTTTTAATATAATAATCTCTTAAATTATATTTATAATTTTCATCTGATTTTTTAATTGTTAATATATTTGTATTAAGTTCTCCATACATAGTGTCCATTAGTGAGCAATTACGTGTTTTCATACTATCTGACATATTTACAAATATTAATATTCCAGCAATTAATCCTATGATTGCGCCAATAATAGGGTCTATTTTAATACCAAACAACGTCCAATTCATGCCCAATCCATCTGTAACGAAAGCACAAATTAGCATTAATATTGGTATTAATAATCCTCCCAAAAAATTGCCTGTTCCAGTATAATAGAAATAATATAGAAATGCGTATATAATTACAGAAAATACTAGTATCATTAATAATATAGTTGGCTCCATCTTTTATATAAGATTGTATAAATATTTTAAAAAATTAATGTTTATAAAATTAATGTTTTAACAAATATTATTAGTTAAAAAAATAATATGTTAGTATTATAACAATTAAATGCCTGGAGGTCTTATGAATCTTGTATCCGTTGGACAGCAAAATATTATTTTAAATGGTAATCCGTCTAAAACATTTTTTAAAACCACTTATGCTCAATATACAAATTTTGGTCTACAGAAATTCCGTGTGGATTTTGAAGGTTCTAAAACACTGCGTCTATCAGAACCATCTACATTTACATTTAAAATTCCTAGATATGCTGATTTGCTTATGGATTGTTATTTATCCGTCGCTATACCAAGCATTTGGAGTCCGATTATGCCGCCACAACAAGTCACTCAAAGTGACGGCAGCATTACATATACTGATTGGTCGCCATATGAATTTAAATGGATTGAGAATTTAGGAGCTAAAATGATTTCCAAAATAAGCATTACTTGTGGTAATTATACTCTACAAGAATACACTGGTGACTATTTATTATCAGCAGTTCAGCGCGATTTTACTGGCACCAAAAAAGGTTTGTTTGATACCATGTCTGGAAACATCCCCGAATTAAATGACCCGGCTAATGATGGGACTCATGTCAATTCATATCCAAATGCTTTTTATACGCCGGATTTAGCCGGTCCCGAGCCATCTATTCGTGGTCGCGTTCTATATATACCTTTGAATAATTGGTTTGGTCTCAAATCACAAATGGCATTTCCATTGACGTCACTACAATACAACGAGTTACAAATTGTCGTGACAATAAGACCGATTAGTGAAATATTTCAAATCCGCGACGTATTTGATACTGTAAATAATTATCCATATATAGCACCCAATTTTAACACCTGGTATATGCAGTTCTATCGTTTTTTACAACCACCACCAGACATTGAATTAGGAATAACATCTTACTCAGATACAAGAACAATGTGGAATGCGGATGTACATTTGAATTGCACCTATTGCTTCTTATCCAACGAAGAAGAACGACTCTTTGCTTTAGAAGAGCAGAAATATCTGATAAAGCAGGTTCATGAACAGCAATTCTTCAATGTAACGGGAGCAAATAAGGTAGCATTGGATTCGCTTGGTATGGTTTCTAACTGGATGTTTTATTTTCAGAGAAGTGATGTAAATTTAAGAAATGAATGGTCTAATTATACAAATTGGCCATATAATTATATGCCTCTAGATGTAGTAGATGCGTCGGCAACAGGAGACTACGTATTTTACAAGAAAGATGCTATGGGTAATTTAGTGCCATTTTATATTGGTCCAGGTGTTAACCCAGATGGAACTCCAACTGGCCTCCTAGTTACATCCAATTATTCGCCAGAAAACGAAAAATTAATTCTCATACAATTAGGTATCTTGTTAGATGGGTCTTATAGAGAAAATACACAGCCTGCTGGTGTCTACAACTACATTGAAAAATATACAAGGTCGTCCGGGAATGCACCGCCAGGAATATATTGCTACAATTTTGGAATTCATTCTAATAATTCAGATTTACAGCCGTCAGGGGCAATAAATATGAATCGTTTTAATCAAATAGAGTTGGAATTTAATACGATTATTCCTCCATTAGACCCATTGGCACAAAGTCTTGCAATATGTGACCCTCAAACAGGGCAAATTGTCGCAGTAAATAAACCAACATGGCGCATTTATGACTACAATTTTAATTTAACACTGTTTGAAGAACGCATCAATATTGTTAATTTTATTGGTGGTAATGTGGGTCTGATGTATGCAACCTAAACAAGTCATTTTCTTTAAGTTAAAATTTATACTATATATTTATTAACTTAAAGTCGCGTTTGCCGGTGTTGGCCCAATATCATAGAACATTCCAGTTGCCGTTAGTGTCGGTTTATATACAGGCGTTGACCTATATTGCTCCGGCGCAGCAGAATATTCATATGCTAATTCATCGTCAATTAGCTGTGCCTTGGCATTATATACAGGCTCCCATTTTTCATAACCCCTATAAGGTCTTGGCACTTGGGCATTTATATCAATTTGCGATGCAGCTGTGCCTATATCATAAGTCAACGCAGAATGCTGTGGGTTCTGATTGTAAATTAAACGCCCGGTAGCTAATGTGTCAGCTGGTACATATTTTTGAGGGCTCAATGGTTTAGACTGTTCTGCTACAAATTTATCATGAACTTGTTTCAATAGTGACTGACATCCGTCTTCATAGCAATCAGTATCTGTGGAACATTGTTTACCAGTTTTAGAACATTTAGCATTATAGCAAGCATTTTGGCAACCTTGAGAATCATTTAATGGTAAATTTACTGTACTAGTGTATTTGTTTATAATGTTTTTCATTGTTGTTGTTTCTGAATTATTATTTATTTCAAACCCTTCTTTACAAGAACAATCAGGTTCTGAAATGGAAAAAATAAATATAAAGGATAATATTATTCCTATTATTGTTATAAAAATATATTTATATAGACCATTATCAAAAAAAGTCTTACTATTAAAATTATTTGGATTTATCATTTATATAAATATATATATTAAATTTTATATATTAGGTAATCTATCTACAAAATTTAATATATATTTATTATAAATAAATGACAAATAAAGATAGAACAACTGACAATACTGAAAAAATATGGAAAAATTTTGGTAATTTTTGGAAAAATTTTAGTATTGGTTTTGCCGGAATTATTGTTTTTGTAATATTTGGCACAACTGGACTTTTTATGACCAAAGTTGCTCAAGTAATTGAAATTGAAGACGATAATGTAAATATAAATGAATTTAATAATAATGATAATAATAATAATAATAATGATAGCCCGGTAAGCATGACTACAACATATTTATTGGGATTGAAAGGATTTGCACTTTGGGATATGTTTCTTAACGACAAGGTTAAATTTGAACAGTTTGCTAAATTTAAACAAGATGAAGGTTTAATAAAAAATCCATTTGATAACCCTGATAGTGATGATAATCCATTTAATACAACAACACCAATTATCAACGACATTTGTTACCACACATTGAGTTATGCAATGACCAAAAGTTTTAGTGGAATTAAAAAAACTTTTAAATTATTCACAAAATTAAATGAATCTACATTTATGTTTTTATTTGGAATGTTTGGACTTATCTTATTACCATTTTTTTTTATGTACAACTTTTTGATGACATTTGTCTCTATTGTAAAGTCATTTGGCACCGCAAGTGGAGATTTTTTTAAAGGAATAGATTGGGATAAAATAGCGGGGAAGACAAAAGAAGCAAATGCTGATGATACAAATGCTGATACAAATACCAATGATACAAATGCTGATACAAATACCAATGATACAAATGCTGATACAAATACCAATGATACAAATGCTGATACAAATACCAATGATACAAATGCTGATACAAATACCAATGATACAAATACCAATGATACAAATGCGGATGATACAAATGCTAATGATAATACAAGTAATATTAATATTGATAATAGTAGTCAGATAATTCTCAATGCTTTTAAAAATATATATATATTCTTACTTAAAGGACTTTATGTTTTTATTATTTTTGGTTGTATGATTATAACAATATTTGTTTTGCCTTTTATTTCAACATTTTGGTCTATTTTGAAAACATTGACTGCCAAATATGATTTGATGAATAAAAGTTGTAATCTAAGTTCTGATACAGATTGTAAAAAATATAGTAGTAACGATGGAAAAAGTGGTTTAGGGAGTTTTATTGCTGATGTATTTTTTAGAAAACATACATTATGGGTTGGTCTAACTATATTAAATTTATTTACTTATGCAAACACTTGGTTAGGTGATACGGGTATGACATCGGCATTTATTGCTGCAGTTGTTCTGGCAATTTGGCCTGGAATTTTTAAGACTTGCGTGTCAAAAGAAGACAAGGATATGTTTATCACACTTATTAAAACTGACAGTGTTTTGGAAAAAGAAAAAATAATTGGTGGATATAATATAACATCCTTATTAAAGGAATATAACACAAATATACAAGATGGAGAAATTCAAAAATTAATTACTAAGGAAAATAATAAGTCGCCTTCTTATCAAAATAAGGATACCATAAGCTTATTAAATGAAATTCTCAGTACAACTAAAGATGAACCTGAATTAAAAGACTTGAATAGGATTTGTAATAAATCACAATTAAAATGGGTTTTTAATTTATTACAGATTTTGCACCCCGAACTTAATTACTATGATGATGATATTGATGACGATATTGATGATGACGATGAATAATATTACAGTTAATTTCATAATCAAAAATGAATAACAATTAGACTCGTTTAAAAACAATTTAAATACTAATTCAATATATTAATTATTATTTAAAATGCCAAAAAATAAAAAGAAGAATAAAAATAAGAATAAAAGTAGGAATAAAGTTGAAACTGCCAACATTTTAGAAGAAGACTCTTCCGATTCAGAATTGGAACCATTGGTAAGCATTTGCACACCAACCTTTAACCGTAGGCCGTTTATACCTTTTATTAAAAAATGTATTGAAAATCAGACTTATCCAAAATCACGCATTGAGTGGATTATTATTGATGATGGCACAGACCCAATTGGTGACCTGGTGGAAGGGATTGAATATGTGAAATACTTTTATTATCCGGATAAAATGCTTCTTGGAAAGAAACGGAATTTGATGCATAGTAAATGCTCTGGTGATATTATTATTTATATGGACGATGATGATTATTATCCCAAAGACCGTGTATCACACGCAGTTCAAACTTTATTAGAAAATCCAAATTTTCTTATTGCTGGTAGCAGCGAGATGCACATTTATTTTGATTCTAAAAATACGGTATATCAATGTGGACCATATAAAGAGTTTCACTCAACTGCCGCCACATTTGCTTTCAAAAAGGAACTATTATTACAGACTAGTTACAATGAGGAAAATGCTCTAGCTGAAGAGCGCCATTTTCTAAAAAACTATACGATTCCTTTAAAACAATTGGATACGCAAAAGTCTATCATGGTTTTTTCGCACAAGCATAATTCACTGAATAAAGAGAAATTATTGGAAAATATGGACGCAACCAGAACCAAGTTGTCTCAGTTTACAGTAGATGATTTTATTGATGATGCTGTGCTTAAACAATTTTATATGGTTGATATGAATGATTTACTAACAAACTATGAGCCAGGTAAGCCAGAATACAAACCCAAATTAATGGAGCAAATTAAAAATATGGAGTTGGAGCGGAATAAACGATTAGAAGACCATAACAAGATGTTGGAAGCGCAAAAACGTATCTTAAATCAGACACAAAATCAAATTCAAATAGGAGATGCACGAATAGCGCATTATGAGAAACAAATTGAAGATAAAGTGTGTATTATTAATGACCTATTAAAAAGAATAAAGGACTTGAATACAGAGCTTAATTATTATAAAGGTGTCACAAATAGTATTTAGAAAATAATACCAAGGAAAAATAATATATATAAAATAGTTTAAAGACAATATTATATATATGTATATACTAGAATAAAAAAATGCCTTATATTGACTATGCCAATGATGCCGCCTCCACTTCTTCTGACAATAAGAAGCCCAAATTGCCCTTAGATAAGAACTTTCATAGGGTTTACAGGACAGTTGTAGATGAGAAGAAGACTACTAAGTTGGATGATGGTAAGGTATATTACAAGAAGGCCGCTGTTGGTATTTATGGAAGCGGACCTATTGGCACAAGAATTCGCAATGCAGTCACTGGAACTAGATATAATTACCTTGTTGGGTCTGCTGACGAGGATTTTTTATATTCAGTTGCTTTGTGTACTGGTGAAAATGGTCTAAAACACTCTGTATCAATGTTTTATGACTCACCTGAGCAATATGAGAATCATATGAAGACAGAAGTTGATGCAGATTGGAAGGCGCAGTGGAGGGCACAACAAGTCTAAAATAAATGAAACTTTTACTTTGGGTATTGAAATCGCAAAAATTTTATAATAAAATTATTAATATTTTTATTATAAATTATAATAGTAAAAAACTTATTTACTAACTAGTTATTTACTCATCTAATTCAATATCAGATAATACGATATCCTCCGTTTCAGCTGCATCTTCCTTTGTGTATTTTTCTAAATACCGGTAAATTCGGTTTATATCAAGTTTTGATATTTCGTAATTTTCAAACAATTGTGTAATTTCTATATCTCCAACAGGATACTTATTTTTTATATTAAGAAAAAAAGCATACATATCTTTTTTATCCATTCCCAATTGCTGACATAAATTCTGTATAAATATGGAATTATTGTATTCAGTGGAATATTTTGTTAGTACCTTTGTAAACCGAACCTCAGATGGATTGTATTTTTGTTTGTTTGAATTTGTGTTTGTATAGGTTTTGTGATATAATCTATTATTATTAAATGTCTTTATTAGAGAACTCATTTCATTAAATTGCCATATTTGTTTTTGAAATGTGACACGGTCAATATAGTCAGCAAAGCACATATTATCAAGTATTTTCATATAAAATGGTATTGAATCCTCCTTTTTATGTTTTCCAATAACATCAATAATATTCTCGTGATATAATAGACCTACAATAGTCCTGTCTGTTTCATTCATAATTGTTAGATGGTCTTCTAACAAATAATTGTTATTTATCAGTTTTTTTGCTATTTGTCGCGTATCATCATTATACGACTTCATTAAAAATATATTCTGGATAATATTATTATTCAATATATCCTGCTTGTTTTTGTATAGTTCATAAATTGTTGTTAGTTTTCGCAAATCTCCTTGAATAAAATTTACAATGTTGGGTTTTATAGAATTATCAATTGCCGGAACAACCTGGTTTACTATATTAGCCATCTGAACTTTTGTAGGTGTCTTCAGTTCAATTACATTACAAACCTTCATTAGCTCTTTGATTTTTTTATCCATATGATAATTGCCAATACAAATAATTGGATTCATTGTAATATCTTCTAAGCGCTGTTTTTTGGTTCTTTTTGGCCTGATAATTTTGATTAATGAATTAATTCCACCTTTATCGCCATTATTCATTCCATCAATTTCGTCCATTATAATCGCAATTCTCTTAACCTTCTTATGAAACATACTCATAATATTTTTATCCGACATATTGTGCTTGGTAATGGTGTCAATAATAGATTTGTTGCGAATATCTCCTGCGTCATATTTGACAATATCATAGTCTAATTCTTTCAATATATTAATGACAAATGTTGTTTTTCCTGAGCCTGGGTCGCCATAAATATAAATGCCTTTTTTGGTTGTTAAATTAAGCTTTGTTTGTTCAAAATTTGTTAGTATATCCTTCATTTTACTTACTTCTTCTTGCCTTTCTAATAAATCATTTATATTAATCATCTCCATTTAATATATTTGATTAGGTTCTTTTTATGTTGATTTTTACTAAATCCAAGTTTTTCCAAAATTTGTTGCAATAAGGCGCGACATTTATGTGAATTGTGGTCAATACAATAACTATTTAAGAATACCAAATAATTCACATAAATACAATCCTTGTTTAAATAATTTCTTAAATTTGTCCATCTATCAAGATTATCAACTAACAAACGACTAAATACAAAATCATGGTCTTTCCGAATAATGCTTCTAATATATTCTTCAATATTTTTATTATGAATAGAAAGGTATTGTTGTAGTAACTTGTGACACGATTCATATAATTCCTTGGTCCAAAATAATTTTACAACTGGCGGCACATAGGATTCAATAAGTGAAACTAACTCATTGGGTAATTTGTTTATATTATTTAGTAACTGTTTTGATTTATTTGAAAACATTCTAGATTATAGCAACGTGTCTTAATTTATATTATAAATAAATTTTTAAAATATAAATTTATAAAAATGATTTTGTTAGTTTATATTATTTAAGAGCTAGTAGGAGTTTTTGTGTTACAGGGGTTTTCAACACCGTATGTAATTCCATCCCACGTTACATCACAACGTTTCGCCCAATTATATTTAGAACAAGTGCCATTTTCAGCATTAAATGGCGAGATATCAAAATTCATTGGATTTTGATTACCAGTGCTAGGTAAATTACATTTGCCTAAACTTTTGGTATTATAGCAAGCCTCTCCATTGCCTTTTAAATCAACCCAATAATCAGGGCATGCACCTACAACTGGAGGCCAAACCATTTTTGAACTAGAATTAGACAGTGATAATCCAATTACTGCTAATAAAATGATTAGACCAATTATGGCAATTACTAGTATTATTTTTTGAAAAGACATTTCCATTATATAAAATAAATAGATATTTTTTTATATATAATTATATATTATGAATACTAACAAAACTGGCAATAGAAATACAAATACAAATAATGGTCTAAACAATGGAAAGGCAAATGGCCGTGTTGATATTTTAAATCCTCCTGATATTGCACAACTCTTTCAAATGTATGACAAAATTCCGGCAAACCAATGTACCACATTTAGGAATGCTACTATTGGTCAATGGGATGAAACACAATTATCCACTGCTTACTTTTCTAAAGAAAATATACAAATTTTGCAAAATGGAATAAGAGCTGGTGTTTATAAAATGTCTAATGGACAATACACAATTGGAGCGCAAGATTGTGACAGTTTGAAGATTATTATGCGGGCTGTTTTTCTACAGTATTCGGCTAATTTGGAGCAAAATATTGCTGGACAGATTCAACAATTAAATCAAATGGTATTGGATTATGCAGTGCCAAAGGTTTACGGTGAAGCACAAGGGTATGTAAAGTATTTACACGATGCGAGCACATTGGTTGTGCCTTTAGCCGCACCTGTTTGTGACTCACAATTTGATAAGCGCAATTATAAAATGCCAAAGTGGTTTTAAAACGCAGCAAAAAATAATATTATAAATTAGTATTTAAAACCAATCTAATTTATAATATTATTTACAATGATTTCAAGGTCTAGACAATTGTTAACAAATTATATTGTAAAACGCCCTTATTGGACTCCAAATATAAATACAAATCAAGGATTTATAGATTATGAGAAATATCTTCAAGATACCTATGCTAAAGACAAGCAAATAAACGATATTCATATGTATTATAAGCATTTGAGTAATGCTAATGCGGAACAAACTAGAGATATGAAAAAAATTATATCTAATGTGTCTTCAATAAATCAATCCATAAATGACCAAACATACTGGATTTTCCACAGTGTATTACTTTCCTATGTAGGGCTATTTACATACATTTTTAAACTTTAGGTTATAAGTTAAATAAATATAATTACTTTATGTATTATATTTATAATGATAATGATAAACATAAATAATAATAGAAAAAAACATAAACAAACAAGACGGGTAAATTATTTAAAAAAACCACATGGGTATTTAGATTTTGTAAATACAGACATTTATCAGCAACAAGGCAAATTTGGAATGGGAACATATGCAGGTAAATTAATCCCTGAAGGTAGTATTATTATTAAAGAACATCCTCATAATCTTGATATTAAAAATAATCAAAATATTAGTTGTAATACATATCACTATAAACTTATTAAGCATCTTTTCAATAAACATAATAAAAAATATATGGACTTGGTGCCTTTAAAATTAGATGATAATATAGGGTTTGATGAAAATACTGATTACAACAAGAAAAAACATATGAAATATTTTCCAGAATTAACTGAGGACCAGATGAAACTCTATTTTATGAAATATAAACATAATGTATTTTTATTTAATAATCAACCTAGTATATTATTTTTTTCTGCGAAAATAAATCACAGCTGTGAGCCAAATTGTATATATTATAAAAGCAATGATAATTGTATGATAATTGAAACTATACGTGAAATTAATTATGAAGAAGAACTATTTATACCTTATATTGATTTTACTGCTCCTAAAGAAGATAGACAAAAGTTACTGAAAGATAAATATGGATTTGATTGTAGTTGCGAAAAATGTAATCGTGAAATCTAACTTTAGGCTTCTTCTAATTGGAGATTGATTTTCTTAGCACCTCCTATTTTCTTTGTTACCTTACCCTTGACTACTACTGATGACTTGCCTTTTTGAAGACCATTAATTGCAATATCTCGCTCCATTCTGTAATTAGTATATTCCTGCTCCAATGCTGACAATTCTCTTAACCACATTTGTTGGCAACTTGTCGCCTTAATTTCAGCCAATTCATTTTGCTTCCTCTTATGCTCATTCATTAACTTATCCACATTTTCATCAGAGACTGCATCCATTGGCATTCTGACTAAATATTTATATTCTTCATCTACAATTGAATCACCTGTTACAATCTTATCATATCCCTTATCCTGAAGAAGCTTAATAATTTCGTCCTTCTTCTTCTTACGCAAATCAATGCTGCCACTTAGAACCTCTTGAATATATCTGACTTTATTAGACAATACAACTAGCTCTTTTTCCAAGACATCAATTAAATATGCCTTTCTTTTACCATAATATACCAATCTGGTATCAAAGAAATCATCAATAATTTCACTTACTGCGTTGTATTTGGTCAACTTGTCTTCGGAATTAAACAGATTCATATTAGTTGTGCTACTAGTGTTATATAGTTTTAAAACCTTCTCTAATCCGTTGCAGCCATAGTCGCCCTTTGCTTGTTCAAGCTCTTCTAATTTACCCTTGTTAAAAGTGATAATAAAATCAACATTTGTGTCCTTACTTTTATCGTCATATTCCTTTACATAAGGTGATGTCTTTTTCTTTTCCTTTTCCTTGGTACCCTTATTGTCCTTATCTTTTTCTTCTTCCTCTAGCTCCTCTAGAAGCTCTTTAAAATCCTCTGTCCAGAAACCAACCGGCAACTCAGTGACACGAATTTTGTCCGGACCCAGTTTCTCATAAGTGCCTTTGAACAAATATCTACTATCACCGACCTTAGATATAGAGCCATTAAAACCCTCATAATACGGCATGAATTCTATTGAACAAAGACCTTTAGTCTCAGTCAACTTGTTCTTTAGATACGCAATAATATCTTTTGGATTATAACACATAATTTCAGTACTGAAACCAGTACCAATTCCTTTTGAGCCATTCACTAAAACCATCGGAATAATTGGTACATAGAATTGCGGCTCAACTGGTGTTCCATCATCTGACAAATAATTTAGTACATGGTCATCTTGTTCCATAAATATGAAACGCGTTATCTTCTCCAGACAAGTAAATATATATCTGGGCGACGATGCGTCTTTGCCACCCTTAATTCGCGAACCAAATTGACCCGATGGAACGAGCAAATTCACATTATTGGACCCGACAAAATTCTGCGCCATACCTACAATTGCCTGATTTAGCGATTCCTCGCCATGATGGTAGCACGAATGCTCGGATACATAGCCGGAAAATTGCGCCACTTTGATTTCTGATGAAAGACGCTTTTTAAACGCGGAATACAAGATTTTTCGCAATGATATTTTTTGTCCATCCATCAGATTTGGAATGCTGCGGTCGCAATCATATTTAGAGAAATGAATTAGTTCCTTATTAATAAACTCTTCATAAGTAATCATTGGCTTGCTTGTGTCTACATAACTCTCTCTATCGTAAACGTTTTCCAACCAATCCTTTCTATCATCTGCTCGCTTCTTATTGAATACCATATCAATCGCATCATCACTTGACTGTGTATGTTCAAATCCAACAAAACGCTTCTCCTCAAAATACTCAACAAACTCGTTTTTCGTGGATGTGCCTAAACCCTTGTAATATTTGATATTCCATCCTTTTGTATCAGTTGTTGTGCTATTTTTCCAAGTATTGTATTCGCCATCATTATAAAACTTGAGTTCTTGTTGGCCTTTTTTTGCCTTCAAAATGGGCGTGTTCATAAATCCAATGAATCCTGGAATATGCGCTAAAGAGACCCATTCATTCTGGAACAAATTAATACACAAGCCTTTAATATGCGAACCATCTAAATCCTGGTCAGTCATAAATACGACCTTGCTATATCGTAATGATTTATTTACGTCTTCTAACGATGTGTATGTTTTGCCACTTTCAAGTCCGAGTATCTTCTTGATTTCAGCAATTTCCTTGTTTTCAGACACTTTCTTCTGTAATTCACCTCTGACATTCATCACCTTGCCTTTCAACGGATATACTCCAAATATGTTTCTATCTTCAGATGAAAGTCCAGATATAACTCCAGTTTTGGCTGAATCTCCCTCGCAAAAGATTAGAACGCAGCTAGATGATTTCTCAGTACCAGCCCAATTCGCATCGGTCAGCTTTGGAATACCACGGATTGACTTGGACTTAGTTCCATCAGTCTTCTTTGCGGCCTTATTTTCTTTTACTTCAGTGATTTGAAGTGCTGCATCCATTACACCCATCTTTGCAACCTTTTCAATAAATTTATCACTGACGTCACACTTTGAACCAAATTTGGACGACGGAGTATTCATAAAGTCCTTGGTCTGACTATCAAATGCAGGATTTTCAATGTCGCATCTTATAAACAGAACAAGTTGCTCTTTGATAGAATTCGGATTCACTTTGACCTTCTTCTTCTTCTCAATAAAGTCGCACAACTTCCTTGTGATTTGTCCTAAAATATATTCAACATGTTTACCACCTTTTGCCGTATGAATTCCATTTACAAATGAGACTTGAATAAACTCATTGTTTGGTGTAAGGGCAACAGCATATTCCCATCTGCCAACTGAACCGTCATCTTCATAAACTCTAGGTGCCACCGATTTGTCACCAATATACAAGTCAATGTATTGCTGAAAATTCTTCACTGGAATAAGCTGAGAATTATACTTGACTTTTATAGATTTGTCAGTGACTGCGGAAATATCGTAAACACGTTTTTTCAAGAGAGCAATTAAGTCAGGACTTAAACCTTCAATTCCAAGGCGCTTGTAATCCGGCTTAAATGTAATTTTTGTATACGGTCTTGTCTTACATTTAGTAATTGTAGGTTTACAAATTTCATCCAAATTGTTCTTGAATTCTTGAACATATTTGAGACCACGAACATGGTCAACTGTTTCAACTGAACCGTATGTAGACCAAATTAGAACTAATTTGAAACCGAACCCGTTCTTACCGCCAACAATCTTCTTTTCATCTTTGTTGTAATTTGTGGATGTTCTTAGGTGTCCAAAAATCAGCTCCGGAATGTAAACCTTGTATTCAGGATGCTCTGCTACATCAATGCCGTTTCCATCATTAATCATAACAATTGTACCATCTTCCTCAATTGATATGTCAATACAAGAAACAGGAATACAATTAGGTTGTCCTGCTTTAATTGCGGCATCCATACGAATCACATGGTCTCTACAATTTACAACGCCTTCATCAAACAACTTGAATAGACCTGGAATATAAGTCATATTTTTTTCAACAATTTTTTCATTCACTCCTTTCGCTTCTAATTCATTTACTCCTTTCGCTTCGCTTAAAACCCAAAGATTCGCTTCCACTTTTTCAACGGAACCAATATAGGTGTCCGGATTATCCAATATGTGCTGCTTATCAGTTTTTTGCTGGTATTTTAAAGAGAGGTCTTGGTCTTCCATATTAATATTAGGTTTAGAAGTCTTGCTCATTTTGTTTATTCTATTATACATTCTAAAATTATGTTTATATATTTTTCAATTTTATTCCTTTTAATTTTAGACTGTTTATATTTTGTATAAAAGAAATATAGATACAAATGTCTGGATTGAATTTTCGTCCTGGAAAAAAAGGAGGATTAAGGAAGGCTTTAAATAAATTATTTTATTGCCAGACTAGAATAATTCCAACACCAGAACCTAAGTTTCCTTTTACTGGTAGTGGATTCACGTATACATTTTCAGAAAATATGTATACAATTGTATTTAAAAACAATGGAAATATTACTTTTACAAATGATTGTATTATTGAATATATAATTGCTGGTGGAGGTGGTGGAGGTGGTGCTGCGGGTACAAATCCAGGTGGTGGCGGTGGTGCTGGTGGCGGAGGCGGCGGCGGAGAAGTTATAAATAGTTTTCAAAACATTACAAATAATCAATTGATTAATATTGTTATTGGAAATGGCGGAACAGGGGGCGTTTCAAATACAAGTAATGGACAAAATGGACAACAAACAGCTATTATATCTGCGTTATTTACAATAGCAGCAAATGGTGGTTTAGGAGGCGGACGGGGAATTAATGCTGATGGCGGAAATGGTGGTAACAGTGGTTCTGGTGGTTTAGGAGGAAACGGTTCACAAACGCCCAATATTCCAGCTACAAGTGGCACAAATGGTGGTGGAGGTGGAGGAGGTGGATATTTTCAACTTAGTGGTAAAAATGGTGCTATAAATAATCAAGTGAGCGTGTCATTATATGGTGCAGGTGGCGGTGGTGGTGCTGGCAATAACTTTAATGCTTTTGTAGCTAATGGGTTAGGAGGTAATATTTATGCAGGTAATGGTGGCAACCAAAACATTGGAGCATCGGCAACTAGTAATTATGGCGGTGGCGGAGGTGGTGGAGGCATTTTTAGTTTTGTAAATTATTCTGGTGGAAATGGAGGGTCTGGTTTGGTAATCATTTATTTATTTGTTCCATCTAATCCAAATCCAAGTTTAGACCCAAATCATAACTGTATACCGTGTGATGGAATTGGATGTATACAGGAAAAAGCAAGTCAAATTAAGTCGGGTAATATTGAGCCTATACAAACACAAAGCGCCAGAATTACACAATTGGCAACGCAGCGTTTAGGAGGTCGGACCATTTTTGGAGATATAGGATTAGGGTTAAGAGCAGGGTTAAGAACAAACAATACATATTTAGGAGGAATTGAAGGACAACCTGGCGGCAGTCCAAGACCATTAAGAAACAAATTTTGAATCTTTGATTTTACTGTTTATGTTTCTGTTTTAATCTTTATAAAATATAATTTTTTCTTATTATATTTTATAATGAGTTATAATTCAATCATTGGTTCTCGCGCTGAAGTGTGGCACGGTAGTGCTAAAAAGACATCGGGTGGCCTTACAAAGGCTCAGCTTATGAAGAACAAGTCTGGACGCATTGTTTCTAAAAAGAAGCACTTTTCCGCCAAAAAGGACAATCGTCTTGTTAAGGCAGGTTACAAGACAAAGAAGGGACAATTTGGGTTTGTCAAGGTTGGCTCTAAGAAGCGCGGTAGAGGTAAGAAGATGAGAGGTGGACAATATTCACGTGACAACGGACCTTTATCTCGTGTCTTTACTGGTGGGGCTCCTTATGGTAGTATTTTTTCTCCTTCTGATATTGCTCCTGGAGATAACATTGCCGGAGCAAATATTACTAATTTCGGTGATAGCTCCACAAACGTCCATTTGCGCGCTAGTATGGCTGGCGGCAAAAAACGTAAAATGAGAGGTGGAACGACTAGTAAAATGTCACCGTTAAGTCCCATGAATGTAAATAGTTCTGAAGCTCGCGTTTTAATTGCGTAAATTTATTGATTATTATTCCACTCTGAACTAACAAACTTCTCATATTTTATATATTCATTAAGCTCATGACAAACATATTTTTCAAAGAATTGTTTGCTGACAATTGGTAACAGTCGGGTATTGCTACCCTTATCTACTAATTGTTTTACTTGACAAAATGACTTGTAACTTTTATACAATTCATCAAATGATATTAAGTCATTCTTCTTCTTGATATTATTTACATTACTCTTATAGGTTTCCAAGAATTTCAAAACATCATCGTGTTTGGACCACAAATTACACGAAATGTTTGTAATATATTTGTTGTCAATGACTTCCACTTGTGGTGAAAAATAATGGTGAATCATTTTTATAATATCCTTATCCGAAATGGATACATTTTTGTAATCTGAAATCTTATATAATGATGTGATTTCGTCAATTTCATATTCGTCGTCTATTACATTCATACTTTCGCTTGCGATTATAGTAATATGTTTCTCCCAAAAGGCTAAAAAACTGCTTACTGATGGTAAATATTTGCTAGTAACATTTAAAAATATTGGTTCCTTATTTACTGTATCTTCTTCTGTTGAAGTCTCAATAAATGACAATCTTGACTTAAGTATATCCTTCAAATTGTTAGTATATAGCATATTTGGAACATTAATACTGGACAAATATAACTTCCATATGTAATGCATATTTTTCCACGATAATGTGTTTACATTATTATTATTAGAATTAGTTTCTATTTGTTTTACATTTATACATTGCTTTATGAAATTGTCCACAATTTTCTCTGTTGTATTCTGACAAAAGAATTGCGAATATTGTTTGACTTGTTCATCTGCCTTTGTTAAAAGATAATTATCGGAATTTATATATCTCTCGGAATAATGTGCCGCAATACAAAGCAAATCAATGCCTATTTTGTTCAAAGCATCTTTAATTAAATCGTAGGATATGGCATTTTCATTGGTCTTAATTAATCTGTAATTGGTTATATTGTGACTCTCATGATACTTGGAAATAAAATTATTCATAATTGAGTTACCAGTTGTAACATAGGCAATGGAATCAATGAGTAAAATCAGCTTCTTGATATTCGCATTGATAAAATACATTGTTGTTGTTGTAATTGAATTCTTTTTCAAAACACAGTCACCAATAACAGTCAGGAAATACTTGGCTTCTGTTCTTGATTCAAAAATAGTCTGTAAAAA